AGGGAACCCCATGGTTGAGCCGAACTGGGTGTTGGCGCCCATTGGGGCCATGCCGCCAAGGGTGTTGCCCATCAACAGCGCACGCAGTTGCGTCAGGATGTTCTGCTGCTGCTGGGTTGGCTGCGGCTGGGGCGCCGGGGCCATCGCTGGTTGACCAAACGGAGAGGTAGTGCCCCTATTGACTCCTGCGAGCGCATTGGTCCCCATGCCATTGGCAATGCCAAGCATACCCGTATTAAACAGAGGGGTGACTTGGCTTGAGTGCATGGCGTTAATGAGCACATTCAACGCACTCTCATGGACGCCAAGCTCGGCCGCGGCATTGGCGAGCGCCGTTGACTGTGCGACTTGGGCTGCCAGACCGCTAGCCGCCGACCCGCCCTGACCGCCGCTACTGCCGCCGCCTGTCGAGCCTGGGCCCGGACCTGCCGTCGTACCTCCGCTGGGGCCAACCGTCGCCGCCGTGCTGACGCCGCCTTGAGGCGCCGTCGCCGTTCCATATCCGCCAGGACCAGGAGCAGGAGCCGGACCCGGAGCATTGACCCCTTGAACCGAGAAGCCGCTCAACCCGGTAGCGGGACCGACTTGGCCTCCGAGGGCAACAGATGTTTGGCCGGCAGGGCCAAACAACCCCCCTAATGAGCTCGAGTTTGTGCTCGTGCCTGTTGGCGCACCTGACGGATCACCAATGCCGAGGCCGCCAGGGCTGGTTGCTGTAGAACTAGTGCCACTTGTGGAGTCACCGCCTGCCCCACTACCGCTTCCGCTGCCGCCAGCCATTATTGCGCTCCTTTGTAGTGGTGCGAGGCGATCCATTCGTCAATCCACCCCCGCTTTTCCTTCTGCCCGAAGGTGGCGTTTGGCAAGCCGCGGTCGTTCCGGTCCTGATTGATGTCGTGCCGATGCTTGTTCCACATCCTCTCGGCAAACCCATATTGCTTGCCCTGCTCCATCCCCTCCGGATCACGCGCCGACTTCGACGCCTGCGGGAACCCTATCATACCGGCCACCCCTCTGCCGAACTCGACTTGCTGAATGCCGATCGGGGTGAAGGCTTGGCTTGCGGCGTATTTCAGTTTGTCGGTCATGGCCCTGATGGTCGGGTCGTATTCGTCATAGATCGGATCGCGCTTGAAATCGCTGTTGACCACGATCTCGTAGGCCGTCTTCCACAGCTGGTTGGCTTTGTTGTAGAGTTCGGTTTTCGGATCGGCAAAGAAATGCACCCACTGGTTCATCACGCTGGGGACGCCGATGCGATCCGGTTGGCCGGTCACGGGGTCAATGTTTCCTGTCCGAGGGCTGAGGCCCCACCAATCCGACCAATTGACCGGCAACTGATCCTTGGATATTTTCTTCTGGTTGATCCCGACCATCACGGCCTGGATGGTGTTGCCGATCAAGGAAGCAGCAACCGGCAAGGCGACCGCATAGCTCATCCTGTGCGTCCACGGCCCCTTCCCGGCCGCAAACTTGGCTAGGTCGGCAGCGGTCCCCAGACCCAGCCGAATGAAGTTGCCGTAGACATAGGAGAAGCTGAGGGCCGCGGCTTGGGCTCCCTGCTTGGTTGCCTGATTCCAAACGATGTTGTCGTGATTCACTTCACCGAACCGATTGTCGATCGAGTCGGAGACCTGTCTCGCATAGGCCGCAAACTCGGTTCTCGTCGCCTGGGGACGCGCCTCTAGCCACGTCGAGAGCATGTCCGCCGCCATGCCGTTCTTCACCATCGGCACATAGTAGCGGAAGATCGGCTCGCTCAAGGTCTGGAGAGCCCGGCCGGTAAGCGTCCAGACTTCACGCAATCCTGACCATGCTCCGCCCTTCAGGCCCATCATGTGAGCCTGCATCTGCCCCTTCAACAGCCCCTTGCCGAACGACTCCATCACACCGGGCATCCGGCTCAGACGGTATTCGTCGGCGACACGGCCCTTGACCCCGGTCGGGCTGTAGTTGGCGTCCTGCATCGCCTGGACGATCCGCATCATCTCGGCATTGCCTTCGCCGGTCAGCCAAGTGTTCTGCACCTGTCGTCCGCGCGCAACGCTGGTGATCGGTTTGAAAGGCGCTTTGGCTGCGGCGATCAATCCCTTCACCGGATGACCGCTAACTCCCTTGTCGATTGCGTCGGCGAGACCTGATCCGATACTCTCGGCCGCCGTCAGGAAGGCGTGGCGGGCATTGAGCGCCAGCTTGAAAGACGTGGAGAGATTCGCGGCTCTGGTCATCATTCCGAACACGCCGCCGACGGGGCCTGAGATCGGCCTGGAGACGAAACGATTATAGACCTGGGCCACTTCTGGCGGCGCGTAGGGGCGGATAATCATGCCCCCCTGCCCTTTAATTGGAGCGACCTTTTCTCCCCCGGAAAGAGGAACCCAGCCTTCCGGTTTATCCGGGTCCGCATCGGAGAAATATTTAACGTGTCCTTGCCCTTGTAGGTCATCAAACACCTCGTTGCGGGCGAGGAAGCGGGAGGCGTTCTCCATATAGAGCGAGCCGATCTCCAGGAGGTTGGTGGTGGTCGGGACCTCGCCGTTGCGAATTCCCTCTTCGTAGTCCTCGTAGAAATGCTTCTTGGTGAAGTAGCCGGAACCCTGCTTTGCCCCGGACTCCTGCCAGCGGGCATTGGTGCGATTCTTGGTCTTCCAGAGTTGCGAGACGTAATTGTTGCGGAACTCCATCTCAGCGGTTTTGTCCAGGCCGCGGATCGCGGTCTCGTAGCGGTTCATCGCCTTGCCGAAGGTCTTGAGCACGCCTTGGGCTTCCGGCGACATATTCAGTGGCCCGGCGCGGCCTCTCGTTCCCGGACTCTGCGCCCATTTGATGAGTTCGAGTTGTTGCGTAGTCTCCAGCGAGCCGACGAAGTTGTTGAATTTCTGAAAGGCATGCTGCTCCTGCTCCGCCATGCGGGCGTTCTCACCGAGGCGGGCGCGGATGACGCCGTGGGTCTCTTGGCCGAGGGCAGACTTCTCCGGGGCCGCCCATAGTTGCAGGGTCTTGCCTGCATCCTTCAGCTTGCCAAGAAAGCCCGGATCATTAGCCTTCTGTTCCGCTTCCCAGCGGCGGACGTTATCGGCGGCGATCTCATGCAGAGGGGTCGCGGCGGCTCCGACAGATGCGAAGCCTCTGTCCGGCGCCGTCGCCGCACTTGTGTTTTCTTGCGCGATAACATCATGCCCTTGCTGACGGGTTAGGAAGCGTCCCTTGCTATCCGCAAACCCTTGGTCGTCCATCCTTATGCGGTCCATCTCCGACTCCGACAAAAGGTCAGAATGAAGCTGCCCAGGCTTGCCTATCCGTACTTCTCCGTCCGGCATCCTTACTGCGACCCGCAACCCTCCGGGATACAAGTCCGCTTCACCTGGGATGCGGGGAACGCCCGTGCCGGGTTCTCCGATAGCTTTGCCGCCTGCCTCTGCTGCGCCGGAAACACCTGGCGGCTTGAATCCCTTTATGCCGAGACCGCCTTGGAATGGGGCAAACTCGACCGCATACTGGGTCAGGTCGCGCGCCGCACGCCCCGCATTGGGAACACCGGCTTTGGTGAACGCCGACTCCAAGGCGTCCTGGCCTTTCCCGGCCGCCCACTTGGTCAGGTCCCCCATCATGTCGGCGAGTTGAAGGTCGGGATAGTTCTTCTTGATCCACTGGACTGCCCCGGCGACCTTGGCGGATATGCCCTGATCCGGCTGATGCGCGGTGATCGAAGGGTCTTCGATCCCGGCCCGCACGTTGGACCTCGGGCCTTCAAACTTCGGATCGACGCGCCAAGGGGCCTGCGGCGGGGGTAACTTGCCGAGGTTCTGATCGTGCAACGGGCCGGTGAACTCCGGCGGCTTCTTAGCTGCGCTCCATCCTTTCGGGAAGGATGACGCGGACGGCGGAGCAGCTTGCTTCCATCCCTTCGGAAGGGTCGGCTGTTGCTGCTGCTGTTGGTTCTGTTGTCGCAGGTCTTTGTAAGGCCCAGAGGCCGCCCAGGTGTTGGAGGCGTTCGGTCCCCACTTCTGGTAGGCCATCAGCGCCAGCGCGTCTTGGGTATTCGGAGGGGCCTGATAGGCTTCCGAGTATTGCTTTCCGATGCCGAACTGTCTCGACCAGTCCCGATATGTGCCTGGCTGCATCTGGTCGACGCCGCTGGCGGAGGAATGCAGTGGGCCTTGCAGTCGGTAATTGACATTCGCTTGGGGCGGCAAATTCTTGTTGCCGCTTTCCCGCTGATGGATGTCTTTCAGCCTGGGGTCATCGCTGACATTGGTCCATCCTTCCGGGAGATCGGCCATGTCACTGAACTTCTTCCCAGTTGCTCGCGTCGTCGCGGCTGCCGCTACCCTTGTAGTGCATCATCTTGCCGTCCGGCGTGTTGGCATAGTCAGGCTGTCCACCGCCGCTGCCGCTGCCGCTGCCGCTGCCTCCATAGGACTTCGCGGCCTTCGCCGCGCCCTCTTGACGTTGCTTCACGGAGTCGGCATGGGCCTTCTGAGCCGCCTCCAGGTTGGTGCGAAGGTTCTTCTCCTCGCCCTGTAGATTCGCCAGCGTCTCACGGGCGTCGTTGTAGGTGGCTTGCCACTGAGGCGTGGACTGACTTGACGATGGTTGGCCCGCCAACATGGCGAGGTTTCTCCGCTGATCGTCCTGAGAGCGTCGATTTTCCGCAAGCTCGGATTTGGCTGAGTTCACTGCTGACAGAGATTCAGTCACGCCCTTATCGGCCTGGGTGTCGGCTTCCCTCGTTCTGGCGTCTGTTCGTCCCTCCTCTTGGATCCTCGTCTCTTCGTCCCTCCTTTTGGTCATGCTCTGGATCTCTTGGATATGCCATTGATCCATATTTGCTTCCCTGGCCAACTGCGCGGACTGATAGGGGGTCATCGCGCCGTAGCCGATCAGACCCCCCTTCGCCAGCTCGGTCGCGGCCCGATAGATTTGCCCTCCGTTGGCGTTCGGGTTGACCCGACGAGCCATCTGAATGAACTGGGGCAGGGTCATTTGCTGCTGGCCGCCCGCTCCGCCCATTCGCTGCGATGCGTCGAAGGGAGCCGGCTGCGACTGAGCCGGCTGAAGTTGCGGCTGCGAGCCGGACTGAGGCGGCTGCGCCTGCGCGCCTGGCGACCCAGCAGCAGCCGCCTGCTGCCCGCCGCCGAACAGGTTGCTCAACGGATTCGCCGTGCCGGGTTGGCCCGGATCAGCGCCAGGAACAGGGGCCTGCGAGACCGGCTGCGCGCCGGCGCCCGCGCTAAGTCCACCCATCATGGGCTGGGCCATAGGAGCGGCGCTGGCCTGCTGCCCGCCTCCAAACAGACTGCTCAAACCCGACAACAGGCCGCCGCCGGAAGTCGGCTGTCCACCGCTGTAGGCTTGCATGATATTGCCGGCGAGATTCTGGGCTTGCTGTTGCTGGAGATACTGGTTGAGGGCCACTCCCTGGCCAATGCCTGTCCCGACCCCTCCTGCAAGAGATCCAATCCCGCTAAGTCCGCCGAGGAAAGCCATACCATACTCTCCCTTAAGCGAGGAGGGCGACGGTGCCCAATTCGCCGGCAAGCGATCCCAGGCCGCCAAGAGCCGCGTTATTGGCGTTGGTTAAGTTCTGGTTGGCGGTGGTCTGTGTCCCGAACAGGCTCGTCCCGGCGTTCAGGGACTGGTTGATCGCATTCATCAGTTGCGCGGAGTTCTGGGTGTTCAGTCCGAGGTAGCTGAGATAATCCTGGATCTGCTGCTGGTTGATGTTGTTGAGGAAGTTCCCGGCGCCGAGGCCGAGGTTTGCGCCCGTGCCAAGCATCTGGCTAGCGGTGTTGGCGGCGATCCCAGGAATGCCCTCCAGAGCTTGGGCGTTCTGCGCCGCCTGTCCCTGCCGCGCCAACTGGGCGTTCTGCCAAGCTATATCAAAGTTCTGGTTGCCCTGCTCGCTCAGGCCCGCGCCATAGGGGGTGTTGGCCACGCCTGCCGCGGCCTGGCCGGCGAGGCCCTGCTGCTGCTGCTGGTTGAACAACTGGTTGAAGAGATTCTGCTGCGGGTCGAAGCCGGTGTTCAGCGTTTGGGTGATGAAGGGGTTGACCTGGTTCTGCAGGCCTTGTGCGGTCTGGGTGAACTGGTTGCCGGCGTTAAGGGCGCCCTGCCCTGACCATCCCTGATTCCAGGGGTTCCAGTTGTCTGTCCCGAGATTGTTGGTAAAGCCGGAGCCGATCTGCCCGAAGGCGTTGTTGGCCGCGTTCGTCGTGTTGGGATAGGGGAAAGGCTGGAATCCCTGGTTCGCCGCGGCAAAATTGCCGGCGACAACCGGCGCAGGGAATTGGCCTCCAGTCGGGTTTGCTCCGCCGCCACCGCTCATGTCGTCACCTTCCGCGCATCAGGTTCATCAGGACTTGACCGAAACCACCGCCGTTTCCGTCGAACCCGCTCAATGGACTACCGCCCTGCCCTCCGAGACCCCCCTGATGCGCCTGCTGCCACTGCTGAATGATCTGCTGAAGGGCAGGAGGCAATTGCGGGGGCATCTGTCCTGGCTGACCCCCTTGGCCCGTAGGAGACATCTGTCCCGGCTGCTGGCCCCAGGGGCGCATGCCGCCCTGTCCCATGCTCTGTCCCCAGGTTGATTGACCACCTGGACCTGGGCCGCCCTGGGTTATCTGTCCCCAAGGCCGCCCTCCCCCTTGGCCCATGCTTTGGCCCCAATCTGACTGCCCGCCACCACCGCCGCTCCGGCCTGCCCAGCCTCCCCCAGGGATGCCCCCGCCGGGAGGCATCTGCCCTGGCTGAGTTCCCCACCCTCCTTCAGTAGGAGGCATTCCGCCGCCGCTCATCTCTTCATCTCCCCGCCGGAGGCGTCTTTCATCTCCGAGCGCCACACCGAACCGACGCGGGTGAACTTCAGTCGCTTCATGATAAGCCCGAGCCGGTCATTCTCATAGAGCGCGTTGGTCTCGATCCGGATCAAGTCGACGTTCTCCAGCCGCATCGCCTCGATCGCGCTACGGATGAACTTGTATCCGGTCCACCCTTCACGCCATTGCGGCAGGAGATAGATCAGCCTTGCCTCGGCGAAGACGGTGGAGACGCAGTTCAGGCCGCGGCTGCGGACCCAGAGGATATAGCCGACCAGGACCCCGCCCATAGTGCGGGCGGTCCAGGCGGTGAGCGACCCTGCCCGTTCGATCGCCAGCCACCTTTCCCAGTCGGGATCGAACGGCTCATAGTCCTGGCCGACCTCCGCCTGCTGCTGCTTGGCGAGGACCAGGATCTCGTTGGCGATCGCGGACGGCTGCTCCCACTTACACCTAAGCGGTACGCGGGCCGAGGGTTGGGGGGTTGACTTGACCCACTTCACTTCGGTTGGCTCCCTCATCGACGGACGGGTGCTTGGACCCGATCGGAGCCCTGGAAGAATCGCTTTCGGGGGGATTGTGGCGCTCCATGCCGGCGTGGAACCCGCCCGAGTTTCCATGAACGCCGCGCTTGTGTTCCTTAGCCATATATCGATCTCCATAGAGCCAGCTTGACCCGCCAATGGTTGCGTTCCAGCCGCCACTTCCTCTGTCTCACAAGGCCCCACCCGACAACACGCATGCAATGTCCGGCGGACTGCGCTCCCATGCGACTCAGTTTACGCCGGAACCGCAGGATCACTTCTTGCCTTTCTTTCCGCCCTTCATCATGTGGGCGGAGGACGCCTTGCGCCCGATCGGAGGACGAGAGGCGTCAGGGACCGGTGGGTTATGGCGCTTGGCCATCGTTTTCTTTTTCATGACTTGGCCTTTTTGGCGGCGTCGGCCGCGGCGGCTGCGTCGGCTTTCGCCTTAGCGTCGGCGTCAGCCTTGGCCTTAGCGGCCTCGTCAGCGTCAGCCTTCACCTTGGCGTCAGCCCTCGCTTTCGCATCCGCCTTTGCCTTCGCCCTGCGGTCAGTCGCAGACTTGGCGAGCGCCTCCGGAGTCAGGTGGGCTTCGATGGCGTCCACGCGAGCCTTGAGCGCCTCCAGTCTGGTCTCAAGACCGAGAATTTCACCCATGTACATCCTCCTCAGAAGTCGGCTCCGAGATTAATGATTGCGCCGCCGCCGGCGCCCACCAGCATGCAACTGAAGCCTGCCGTCTTTCCCGCGGTGGTGGTTGTGATCGAGACCACGCCTGGGGTGTTGGTGGTCGCGACCGCAGACTGGACGATGTATGTGGACGCCAACACGATCGGGGTCGCCGAGTCAGCGATGATTGCGCCCGTCGCGTTGGAAAGCGCCGTTCCGGTGAAGGTGATGAGAGGCGCAATGTCCATCGTCACCGGCATCGCCATACGCATGTCGCAAGTGGTTGTTGCGGTGTAGGTACCGTTGAAGCTGCCCCAAGGCAGGGATGCGGCCGGTTCGGCAAGGATCACGGCGAACCGCTGCGCCGCAGCAAGCTCCGACTGCGGAGAGCGGAACTCGAATGGCGAAGCGGTGCTGATTCCGGTTCCGAGAACCTCGAGCTGTGCGCCGGTGAAGGCGATGCCGTCCGTCGCGCCGCCGGACGAGCCTCCGTTTGGCGTGAAGCAGACTGCGACTGCGACCTCGGTCGTGCCGGCGGGAATGGCGACTCCACCAGTCTGGAAGCGTCCCCATGCCGAGGCCGAGAGCGTGAACGGGTTGGAGAACACCGCGCCATATTCCTGCTTGGCGCTGGTTCCTGGCCCTGTCTGACCCGCTCCAAGCACAGCCAGTCCAGTCCAGACCGGAGTGATGTAGGGAATGTTGATGACGTTGGTGCCGCCGGTCCCGGTCGGAACGTCCACCGATCCTGCGATGGCCGCGGCGTAGGTGTCGGCGATGGCGAAGGCCGTGCCCGAATTTAGTAGGGCCGACGAGACGTAGTATATTCTTCCCGACACCCATCCGACAGGCATGGTCGCGGCAGTGATCGTGACCGGCTGGCCTGCAACCACCGCGCTCGCGTTGGTGATGAGTCCGGTGGTGGCCGACACGGTGAAGCTAGACGCCTTGACGGTGGTCGTCATGCCGACCGCGCCGCGCAGCGCGCCCATTCCGCCGACTGAGCCGGACGACACATCCGTTCCGGTAATCACATAGAGATTGGCGAGGTTGCCGTTGTCGGCCGACAGGCCAGCAAGGGCTTTCATGTAGACGCTGAAGTCTACCGTCTGTCCGGCAAGCGAGACCGCGCGGGTGTTCGGTAGTTCCTGCCATGCGCAGACCGGCTGACTGAGCGCTCCCGAAGCGCGGACGAGCGTCGATTCCTGAGTGAAGCCGATCGGAGGGGTCGTGGTCACGACTGCAAGCTGTCCAGCCCCCGTCGTCATGTTCACGTCGGCGCACCATCTGTCCGCGCTGTACGATGTCTCGACACATCCCCCCGTCGTCGCAGCCGTAGCCGTCACGGCCCTTTGGTTGACGGACATCGCACCGTTGTCGAGGAGATTTTTTGGAAACTGCGAGACCGCGCCCGCCTGTCCTGCTGATCCTCCGGCCGCCGAGACGTTAGGGTTGAGCGACTGCTGAATCCAAGCGTTCAGGCTACCGAGGGGGTTCCCCGGGTCCCAGGTGGTGAAGAAGGGCACTGACGCTGCGAGAACTGGGGTAGACACAATGGCCAGAATGGCGACAGGTGCTAGGAGCTTGCGCATTGTTCAACCCTTGCGTGTGTTGGTTTATTCGTACAACTAAACTGGAAGATACGCAATGGCGTCACCGGACTCGTCGTGCGCGGATGAGACCGAACGCCGACATCGTGCTTGAGGCGAACGTCGCAACGCATGACAGGTAGACACTGGTGGTGGAGGCTAGGGAATATCTCACCGTGCCTGTCGTGCCTCCGGTCTGAACCCCCGTTCCGGTCGAGCTATAATTGGTGAGACCATCGGTCTCGTCGGGACTCGAATCAGCGGTGGTGATGGAGGTCCAAACGCTGAAGCAGCTCGTGGTCGTTCCCCCGTCCGGCTTGGACAGGACGACCCCGGACACATCCCAGTCGCCTGCGGTGAGGGAGACATGGGTGATATCGTAGGTGGTTCCGCTGCTGGTCAGGGTGACGGCGCTTCCGGTCGGAACGTCGGACTCGATATATTGCCCTACATAGCCCGCGGCCGCGTTGGAGTTGGTGACGACGCCGTGTTGCTCGACCCCTCCCCCGGTTCCGACGAGCGACGTGATGTCGGCATTGGCGCCGCCCGCCGCCGCGTCGGCGACGATCTGGGTATTGTTGGCATTCATCTGCGAGGCGTAAATGGTCCCGCCGTCTGAAAAACTATAGGGCAGAGCGGGGAGCGTCATTGTTCTTGCCTCAACCGAATGTCGTCACGCCGAAGATACCTGAACTTACGCCGGATGCACAGTTGATGACGATGATGAGTCCCGGTCGTCCATCTCCACCGGCGGCGGCGACACCTCCGGGTATGGAATAGCCGCCTCCTCCACCTCCGCCTCCTGCCCCTCCTCCTGCGCCGCCTACGCCGGGACTCACTCCATCCCCGCCGCCGCCGCCGCCGCCGGAACCTGCGCCATACCAAATCCCCGAGATGAGCCAGTCATGAGACGTAGATCCTGCGCCGCCCTTAAACCCTCCGCCCGCGTTCGTGGCCGCGCCGCCGCCGCCTGAACCCTGGCTCCCATCCCCTCCGGCAGTCGGGCCGGTTGTGAGTCCGCCGGTTCCACCGGCAACGCTCGTCACGCTTGCTCCTCCTGCTGCTCCATCGTTGCCGGAGGAGTTGGCGCCGACGCTGCCTCCATCGGATCCACCACCGCCGCTTCCCCCCTGGACGGTTGCAGGGTTTCCTCCTACTGCGCCATTTCCATTCGGGCCGCCCGCGCCGCCGCCGCCGCTGCCGCCCTGACCCAGGCTAAAGACAATTTGGCTATCGCCGCCGGAGTGTGCGCCGGACATGGGTATGCAATTGCTGGCTTGACCGCCTTTGTTGGTCCCCGGCAATCCTCGACCGCCATAATCCGCGATGAGCTGGCCCGAGTTAAAGTTGGTTGCCGTGCCGGTACGACCGCTCGATGAGGCGCCGAACACATTGTCTCCAACCCCACCTGCGCCGATGATGATCGGAATGGTCGCGCCTGGAGTCAGAGTGATATTCGTTAAGACGGCATAAGCCCCGGCGCCGCCGCCGTAGCTAGCTCCCCCGCCGGCACCGCCTCCAATACCCAGAACGATGTTGTCGGAATTGTTCCAATCCGCCGGGACGGTAAATGTCGTCGTTCCGGCCGAGAGAACATACATGGTGCAGCCAGGGGGTGGGGGAGGGGGAGGTGGGGGAGGAGGAGGAGGCGGACCCAACCCGGAGGCGACGCACGGCAGGTTGGCCGAGGCATTGTTGTCGATGACGTTGTCGAGATAGTTCAGGGCGCGGCGGCGAAAATAAATATCGCCGATCCTGAAGCCGGCGCATGAAGTACCGGAGAGATTGATGATGGTGCGGACATAGATTACCGGGCCGGGGAAATCGATCCGGTAGGGAAAGAGCGCCGCAGGGCCGATCCAGTAGGGAGCGGGATTATTCAGGGTCGGATTGATGGTCCTAATCACCGTCCCGTAGGGCAGGGGGATGCCGTTGGCGTCCATGACGACGACCTGGAACTGGTTCGCTCCGGGCACGATGCCGACATTGATGGTGAACTCCTGAATCTCCGAGACGCCCTGCTCCTGGTTGTTGGCGAGGCAAACCGTCTGGGCGACCCAGGCAAGGGGGTTGCCGTTCTCGCGATAGATGCTGTTGACGTTGGGAATTACGGTCGAGGTGAACAGTTCCCCATTCACTCCTTCCGGTTGGATAAGGAAATTTCCCTCGTAAACATCGATCATCGTCGAGGGGAAGGTATGGGGACCAGACCACACCTTTTTCGTCAGATCGTACCAGAACTCCTGCCAGGGGTTGTTGGGCACGTCGGCCCGCTGCAAGCTGGCCCGGAACACTGTGCCGTTGCAGGAGGCGTTGATGCGGGTCGGGTAGAGCGAGTTCTCGAACGGAAACACCACCCCGGTTCCTGAGAGGCCTATCGGCGGGGTGACGTTGGCGTCGAAGCCGATGACCCTGATCCCGTCTTGGGCCAGGAACATGATGCCGATCGGGCTCGAGCAGATCGACCGCGGGGAGACCGTCCCGATTGCGACATTGAGCGAGTTGATGGCGAGGGTATTGAGGGCGGCGTCTCCGGTGACTTGGACGATATTGGTGTTGTCCTGGAACACCATCAGCGACTGGATGATTCCGCCGAGCTGATTGGAGAGGCCGAGTCCGTGCCCCGCCACCAGGGGGAGGTTGTTGCCGAAGGTGAGGGCCTGGTTGGCGTTGGTGCAGTTAAGTTCGAGGATGTCGGTGAAGATGACGGAGGGAACATAGAGCCTGACATCCCCCGGCGACGAGGTGAACGGGGTCGAGTTGATCCCGAACCACAGGCGTTGGTTGAATTGCACCACCCAGGACGGCGGGGTGATCATCTGGATGGCGCCATTGAGCGCGACCTGATCGACCAAGAGGGTGAACCCCGAGCCTCCGGGGATGGAGGCTGAGAGGACGTCAGTGTTGAGGTAGTCCTTGCCCCAGTCCAGGATATAGATCTTGCGGACCTCCCCGGCTTCAACGACGATCAGCGCGGTCGCGCCGCTTCCGCTTCCTCCGCTTAGGGGGAGGGTATAGCTGCCGGTGGTATAGCCAGACCCGCGGGAGCCGGTATCGACGGCTTGGATCGAGCCGTTGACCTGGAGGTTGCCGGAAATCCAGATCGGCTGTTCGAGGTTGGAGAGGTCGAACCAGCCGAAGAAGCCGTTGCCGGGGGCGGCCTGGGTTCCGTTGAAGCCTGGATGGGTGACGGCGAGGTAGATCCCCATCAGGTCCATTGTCGGCGGGGTCCAGTCGCCGGTGGTCGGGGGAGAGGTCGGGACGTTGCTTGAGAGGACGTTCTCGACGGTGAGGAAGGCGTGGTTGGTGAGATCGTATGCGAACGGCTCGTCAAAGCCGGGGTTCCGGCTGGAGGCGATCATCCCGTAGACGAAATCGCCGATGACCTTGAAGACGCTGATGTAGCCGGGAGAGGAGAAGCCGGGGAAGTCGGTCTCGAACACCGAAGCGGGTCGATTGGTCCAGACGTTCCTGGTCGATGGATCGGGGACCAGGTTGGTGAGAACCGAGCAAGCGCCGGGGAACTCATCGGTCTCGTCAAGCGAATCCGATGTCCCGGCCGGCGAGAACCGGACCACCCGTGTCTGGCGAAGGGTGGTCCCCATTTACCACCCGATGTTTTTGGTGTTGGGTATGTCCCGGAACCTTGGTCCGAACCGTCTCCTGTCCAACTCCACCGTCTTGACCACCTGATCGTCGCCCTGGGTCTGAAGCCAGCGGCGGAGGATCTCGGACGCGCCGAGGAACGAGCCTTTGGAGCCGTTGAGATAGTTCGAGGCCCGATCGTCGCCGCTATAGAGCATCATCTCGCCGGTCAGCCGGCGATTGAGATAAAGCTGGTTCGGGAACCACGGGACGGTCGCCGAGGTCTCCGGAGCGGTGATGTCGGGCATCTGGCGGAAGTAGCGGGCCGTCACCGGGAACGCCCCGGACGGCGGCGGCCACACGTACATGAGGGGAGCGCCCTGAACATTTTGCGGAGAGTTATCCACAGCAAATTTTTCAGGGTAGGCGTTCAGCCCCCCCTGAGAGACCAAAGCGTCCCATTCCGAGATCGAGATTGGGTACATCTCATATTTGACGCCCGAGATGATGTAGAACACGTCGCCGCGGTTGGAGCGCAGCCAATCGGTCGGGAGAGTGTATGGGCCTGAACCTGTCGAGCCCACACTCAGGGGATCGGCCACGCCTGGGTTGAAGACGAACTGGGTCACGCCCCTGGTGACATCGATGTCATAGGAGCAGAGTTCCGCCAGGATCATATTGAGCTTGCGTCCGGCAAAGGCGAGGTAGCCGGGGGTCTTGGCCTCCAGGCAGGAGTCAGAGACCAGTTGCTGGGCGGTCTGAGGCACTCATTCCTCCTCAGACCTTTTCCCAATGAGTTCTTCCATGTCGGCGATCAGCCGTTCGTGGACGACGATGTCTTTTTGCAGGGTGACGAGGCTTTGCCTCGAAGTGGCGAGCTGGCCCTCAAGTCGCATCATGTCTGCTTTTTGCTGCGGCCCCATCTTCATATCGCCGCGGCGGCCGGAGGCTTCATGCGCCTGCGCCCATCGGCTATGGAGAATGCCGGACTCGGCCTCAAGCTGGAACAGTTTTTCGGATTCCTGCTTGAGCCCGTCTTTCTTGTCCTGGAGGATGCCTTTCGCGGTCGGCAAATGGGAGATTGCCTTCTGCCGTTCGGCGGCGTTGCGCAGCTTGTCGAGGCGCTCGTTGATCTCCTGCTCGTCGCAGTCGGCCATGACATGGGTGTCGAAGGTCAGCGCGCGATAGTCGTCAAAGCGCTGGCTCATCGAAATACGGATGGCGGGGATCTGGTCAGGGGGCGTCTTGGAATGCTCGTTCAAAACCCTGTCCTCGCTCCGCTGGCCACGCTGATCTGCTTGCCGACGCCGAACTGTTTACTTGCCCAGTCGCCGTTGCGCAGCTTGTTGTAGAAGGTGGTGTAATTGTCGCCGGACTGGATCTCGGCCTCGTGCCGGCGGGAGCGCTGCATGATCTCCCGGAACACGTCGGCCAGCGACTTTTTGACGCGGTACGAGCGGCCGAACACATAGGCCTTGCCGTTGATGGTGATCCGGTCGGCATAGAGGGCGAGGCCGTTGAGGTCGATGTCCTCCTCCGGCTCGTGGACTTCGGGGTGGCGTTCCTTGTCGAGACGTTCGATCTCGGCTTCGAGGAACGCCTGTTCGGCCCTGGCGATCTCGCGCGCGTCGATCTTGGCTGCGGCATCGAGTCGCAGCCGGTCCTTGGTCTCCTCATCGAGAAGACTGAAGTCGGGGATGCGAACCGGGTCAGGAGGATCAGCCTGGACCGGTTGCTGGATTGCCCGGCTGAGTTTTGGGTGGGTGTGTTGCTTTGCCATTACGAATGCGTCCAGCCGGTTGCGCCTGACCCGTTGATCGACCAGCCGGAGATCAGGATCGGCCAGCCATTGGGGTCAACGGCGACATAATCGCCTTCAAGGACCTTCAGGGTTCCGCGGCGAGGAACATGGAGAAGCCCGCTCCCTCCCTGGAACTCATAGGCGCCGGGGTAGATTGCGCCTGCCTGGATGCGGGTCCAGGCGGCGTTGACGTAAGCGCCGTCCCACAGGATGGCTGCCCTTATCAGCGCGCCATCGGCGATGGTCAGATCGGTGTTCTGGACCAGGGCGTTCAGGGTGGTGGTTAGTGATGTTCCGGCGGTGAGAAGGGCCATCTTGCTATTCTTTCAATTGAAGGCGTATAGCCGCCAGTCGCCGGTGTTGATCGTTTCCCCGGAGGTCGGGGGGTTGCAGTCTCCAAGACCCAGCGGCAGCACTCTTAGCATGGTGGCGGGCGCGGGGCCGGCGGGGCCGGTCGTGGAGCCCGGATCGACGATCCATCCGGTCAGCCCCTGAAGGACCAGGACGCCACCGCTTGGCTGCGCCCACGAATAGGTCACGGTGAGCAGCGGCCAGTTATTGACGTCTCCGGGGTAGATGTCGATCAGGCCGACTGCGCGAAAATCGGGGCCATGAGCAATGTCGGTTTGCGGCGGGGTCAGGGTCATCAGGGAGGCCGTCGCGGCCGTGTTCATATCGTAGTAGCTGTCGTTGTTGATGTTATCGCAGACGAAGCCGCCATTGAGCTGGAGCGCCGCGGCGATGTTGTCTCCTGTGCTCATTCCCGCCGCCGTCACTGTAAGCCCTGTGAAGTAGAAGTTGAACCTCGAATATCCACTCGGCAAGCCAACGTCGAAGAACTGAACCGGAGTGGTTATCGATCCGTTCTGAACCAGTTGCCCGACATAGACGGGGACTGCGGTTGCCCGTGTTCCCGCCGCCATTCATCGTGTTCCTTGATCCACTGACGTTCTTCGTCGTAGCAACAATTGAGGAGGTCACGCCGCTGGGTGGCGTTGAACCTGTCCCAGCACTGGAGGACCTCCTCCTTGTTGAAGAGTCGATGCCCGTCAGGATTAGCCATAGGTTGCGGCGAAGGCTGACGTACTTTCTATCCGCATGAAGAACAGCTGGTTCAGGAGAATCGTCCCGTACATCACCTTCCAGCCGACGACACGAAGCTGATTCAAGCTGTCCGACTTGTCGGCTTTATCCAAGTAAGTGTACTTGATTTCATCGAGCATTACTTGCCCATAGGCGCCGCGGCCGAAGATGTAGGTGGGATAGACGGTGATGCCGGTGGTGTTGCCGGGATAAGCCGGCGGAACCTGAGCCAGGCCGACGCCGGTGATGACGACTGCGGTGTTGGCCGGAAGCTGGGTGGCTTGGCCGACGAGCGGTCCCTGGGTCGGTCCAGAAGCCGAGAGGCCCAGATTCACCGGAGAGGTGGTCGTTCCGACATAGACGTTGAAGGTGTAACCAGAGACGTTGGGGGTGGTCAGCGAGATCGATCCATTCGGCCCGGTGACCGAGATCGCAGCCGAGACCGACATGATATAGGACTCGTACTGGTTCTGAGTGTCCTGGCCGGTGACGATGATGTAGTAGGTCGGGCCTGCGAGAGAGCCGGCCGTTCCCCCGGTTCCGGCGGACTGCGCGTAGCCGGTGAAGGTCGGCACCATGTTGGAGGTGCAGAACCGGACCCCGCCCAATTCCCCGATCTCATAGTTGTAGAGCCGGTTGATGTCGCTGTAGGAGGCGGCGAGGACGAAGGTGCTGTTCTCGCGAAGGTCCTGGGCCGCCAGGGTATGGATGATGGCGGTGTAGTGCGGCATGCCCGCGGGATTGTCCGAGGCGCGCTGGCCAGCTACGCCCCCGGCGTCGGCCTTCTGCTTCACGTCGGTTTCGTTCGGGCCCATGAACATCCAGGCCCCGCCGGTCTGAAGGGCGCCGAAGGCCCGGTTGATCTCGTGCAGGTTGAGGACGTCGCCGACCAGAAGCGAGGCCCTTGCCCCACGGCTGTTGACGTAGTTGATCTGGGTGCCGCCCATCAGGTTGTTGAAGGTGTTGCGTTCGAGGGTCTCGGCGACCGCCAGGGTGCAGAGTTCCTTGGCGATATTGAAAACGGGATGTTTGATCGTCATCTCGGTCACGTCGGTGAGGGTGATCTTGTCACCCCACTGGAGCGCGGTTGCCGAGACCATCGTCACCGTCATGCTCTCGCCGACCGGAGGAACGCCTTCGCTCAATGGCGCGTAGGGCAGGGGCACCCGGTTCCATCGGGCGGCCTGGTAGGTGACGCCGCGTCCTTTCGGGAGGGTGAGGGGATCACCGAACTGGAACGAGACCAGCATCCTCTGGGCGAGGGGCAGGGTCTCGTTGGCGATAAAGGCTTCAACGTCCGAAGAGAACGAGGTGCTATAGTTAATGCCGGCCATTGTGGTTTACCTCAGATGATGACGCCGTTGCCGTCCGGGCCGAGTAGCCGGGCTCTTACCGCCTCTGGCGATCTATCGTCGGGGGCGAAACGACGTTGGCGAGGCGCAGGGGCCTGGTCGGATCGACCGCCGGCGGTGCGCGCCTGCTGCCTGCGGATATTGTCCTGGCCGCGGCTGCGGGCCTCGGAGACCCGATCGCGATTGTTTTCCATGTCTCCGCCTCTGATCCACCGATAAGCGTCTTCGCGATTGGCCTGCCATAGGCCGGCGGATCGCCATTGATTGAGCACCTGCTCGACCTGGGCGGCGTATTTCTTCCTGCCGGGGTCGGAGGAGGCTTTGCTCTCGTATTGGGAGCGGTCGATATAGTCTTTGGTTTGCAGGGTGTTCTGGGCGAGGGCGCGCTGGAGCTTCTGCTCCTGCCGATAGGTTCGGACCCGGAACTGCTCCTCGACAGGGAGGACCTGGATCTGGGCCTCGAACTCCTGATCGGTGGGTTCGCGTGGCTGTTGGGCCTGCTGGAACTGGGCGCGAAGCTGTTGGAGTTCGGCTTCGACTTTGGCGGCGTGTTCGCGGGCCGCGCGGGCCTCGTCGCGGTAGTCGCGGCGGGATCGATCCCGAGGGGACTTTACCTCTTGTTCTTCCTCGCCTTCCTGTTCGGCTCCGAAGGCGGAGTCCTCTTCATATTCTCCGGGGGACCCTTGGTCCCCAGGTTGAAGGCGAAGTGACTCTTCTCCGGCCTCGTCGTTCCCGAGGTCTTCGTCATCTTCTTCCGGGCCATTGGGTCTTCCAGCCATGAGGGAGGTTCACCTTAGTTCCGCATGGTTGCATTTATATTTTGGCAACCAGAAGTTGTCAATGCAGCCGCACGATCTCGGCGGTGTGGGTGTAGATCGCCACCGCCCACGATATCACGGCGGACACAACGGAGGCGACCACAACCATCGCCCAGTTCGCCCCCTTTGCCATGCTGTTGAATCCATAGATGGCTTTTTCGGTAGCCTCGACCCGGTGCATCATGTTCTCGTGTTTTGGATTGTACTCGACCTTGGTGAGGAAATTAATCTGCTGATCCATCGCCATTCCGCGCATTTCATTGAGCGAGGTCTTAGCGACGGTCAGGGCCATGTCGGAGGCGTCGGCCCGCTGCTCCAGCAACGTCCTGAGAGCGTCGATCCGATCGCCGATACGTTTGAAGCGTTCGTCGCTGTATTTCTCGGAAAGGAGGCGAAGGCTCTCTTCGATCTTGTCGAGGCGCTCATCGGGGGTCATGGAGGGCCATCAATCCAGGCCCTCGGACGTGATTACCAGGGACGGATAATCGTTCTGGACCAGCCTGGCGCATTCGGCCAATCGCCAGATGAACAGGAGGATCAGGATGGCGATGATCCCGCCGATCACGATCTGGATGATGTTCCAGTAGGGAGCGGAGGTGATGCCCGCCATCCATCCGCCGAAAGCCGCCCTGAGCAGCGCCAAGACCACCAGCACGACGATGATGAAGATTGCGACCCTGAAGATCAGGTCCATTCCGAATCCGCACATGGCTCGCCTCCTATCGCGGCGCCCTTGATGGATCAACCATTTGGTCCTGGTGGATCGATCCTGGCGGACCTTGGGTTCTCGGCTGACCGGCCTGCGCGCCCATGCGGGCTCCCGGCTGGCCACCCTGTCCTGGGGGTCCGCCGCCTCCTGGGCCACCGGGAGGGCCGCCCTGCTGCTGGGCCTGCATGGCCTGTTGCTGGGCCTGCATGGCGTTCAGGTGGGCCATCATGTGAACCTGGATGCGGCCGGAGGGGTCACCCTGCTTCTGCGCCTGCTGGTGCGCCTGCATGTGTTTCTTGAAGTCGTCCATCATGTGGACCGGGACGGTGAAGCCCTGGGCCATAAGCTGGTTCTCCAGTTCGGGATCGATCGAGAGTTCGTCCTCCTGAGTCTTCAGCATCATCGGGGTCAGGCGTGGGCCGAAGGTGTTCTCGAACGCCTGCGCCAGGGCTGGTCCCATGTCGAGCTTGTATTTGGCGTACATCTGCGGGGGGATGCCGCGGATGACATTGATGAGGGCGATCTGCTGCTGCATCGCCTGGACGTTGCGGGCCTGCTCGACCCCGAACCAGCGGAACGAATACATCTTGTCCATCAGGATCGGCGGAATCTGCTTCATCTCCTGCTTCATGCCGAGCGGGCCGAACTCCCGGACCCGGATGTCTTTGGTCCGGTATTGATGGTCCAATTCCAGCATGAACGTAACCATCGGGCTGAAGATCTCGTCCTCCAGGACGGTGACGACATCCGCGGTGGTGAGGATGTCGACTTGCTGCTCGTTGGCCATTTCGGCCTGGGTCGGGCGTTTCTTGTTGGGGTTGATGGCCCCGGTGATCTGGGCGGGGTTGACGGAGAGGGCTTGGAATACCTCGGTCTTTCCGGCCGCGACGATCTCGAACGCTTCCTTGTACAGCGGGGGAAAATTGACGAACTGGGTATCCTGTGGAGAAGTCTCCCACACTGCGCCCAGGGTCAGGACCATTTGCCCGGTTTTGGGATTTTTCTCCGGGTCGGTCATCACGATCGGCATCAGGGCGTAGGCGGCAGAGTCCATTCCCTCGTTCAGGATGTCGTTGGCCTGGTACTGCATGTCGGCGATGCCGAACTCTAGCTTTGACCTTCCCTTGAATGAGCCGTCGACCTTGTCCACCGGACAAGAGATAATATCAATACGATCGCTCCAATAAGGATTTCTTTTGCAACCAAGTACACGATTAACCCCGCCATAATAAGCGAGACATAAACGCCGTTCCCCCTTGATAGTAAGATACACCCAAGTACGATAAACAAGAGCATATTTACCACGACCATCAGACTTGATGCCTGCCGCATCGACCATCTCCTTCGGCTTGTCGCGTCGCTGCCGGGTCTTGTCGTCCTGGCGGAGTTCGAACAGGAGTTCCTCGCCCATTGCGGGATCGATCTCCTTGGAGTCGATCATGAACTCGATGCGGGACTGCGACCAGCGGCAGATGGTGGTGACGGATCCTCCGTCTCGTAGGGCCTCTTCGATCGAGTTGGCGGTCGAGGGGAGGACGAGGAGATCCGAGTCGGCGATGACCGAGACGGCGGGCCGACCTTCGATCAGTTCCTCCTCGGCGATGTCTTCCTGCTCCTCGTCCTGGGCGAGGTCGTCGATGGTGATTGGGGTTTGGACTCTTTGGGCGACGTGTCGCCGGAACTCTTCCCAGGTCACCTGGACCGTGTATTGGCCTTCGATGTCGCCGTTCTTGACCAGCGCGGGGGCGACCTGGGTCCTGATCTTGGCCCGGCGGATATAGTGTTCGAGCAGGGCGGTCTCGGCAAAGGGCACTTCGCCATCCTCGGAGATCGCGTCCACGTATCTCCCGTTCCGTGGGAAGATCTGGTTGACGTATCGGGTCTTGCGGGCCTCGATCGCGCTATGGACGATCGGGACGAAATTGTTGCTGTTGCCGTTGTAGACCTGCTTCGGCCCCATCTTGCAGTTGTACACATCCCAGTAGTCGAGGATGTCGTCGGAGCGGTCGCACTGGCGATCGAATCCCTTCTCGATATCGTTGAAGATATCCTCCAGGGCTTCCCGGACTGACTCCTTTCCAATCAGTTGCTCGGAGCGGTCGAGCGCCTGTTCGGCTTCCGAGAGTTCCCGGATCTGCCCTGGGTCGAAGCGGACCTTCTTGGACGCCTTAGACATGGATCAGCATGATGTTGCCGTTCCCCAATACACATAGTCATTGTGGCAGAGAGAGGTCATGTTCGCTCCGCTGAGGACTCCCCACTGGCCCGCCTCCGTCATGTATCCGGTCAGCATATTAAAATTACCGCCGTTCTTGTGGTACCCTCCCATACTGATTTCATTGGTTGCTGCGACCGTAATGCTCCCGGTGTCCGTCGTGGCGGCGACGGCGTCCAGGTATGATGTACGGCTTATTGCCGATGCGAAAATACCTCCTGGGACTCCCCATACGCCATTGGCGAGCGTTGCCGATGTGGCGGTCCCGCTACCAGACGCATTGTTGAATGCATCGGCGACAATTGTGTGCGCCGCCAGATGAAAGATGACAAAGCCAGTTAAATTGGTGTTGCTATTATCAACATTCGTGTATGGCGCCGGGTTTGATGCAGATGTGAGTGTCGCCAGCACCATATTGAAGGATCGATACGTCGTTCCACTAAGAGCCGAGAGCGACGTCGTTGTTAAATACTGCCCTCCACCAAAATATATGCACGGCTTGGCATTGAGGCATGACGGCAATAGCTTAACAGTTACGCCAGACCCATTTTGATTCATGGCGCATGTTGTCGATCCTGTGCAGGAAAGCGCCCCGCTCTGATCGTATAATGTACTGACGGTCAGGCCATAGGTGAACGTCAGCGTCTCGCCGACCCCGACCGTGCCGCACGGGCTTGTGCCGGTTCCTCCGAGGGTGACTGCCCCTGCCCCTCCGGTAAACGTCCCGACGCTTGCGGCCCAACAGGGCTGTGTCAGCCCAGCCCCGGTGATCGTGCTGTATTGGTGGGGGGTGCTCGACGCTCCGGTGCAGGTTGCCGTGGTGGTCGAGATGGTGCAGGTGGCGGTGGCGTCCTGGGTTGCGAAGGCGGATGCGGTCAGGCCGCCGCCGAGGGAGCAACCGGAATCGCTCGTGCCGAAGTCCCCGGTGACGGCAATGTCGAAGTCGCAGGCGGTGCTGTCGCTGAGGCGGGTCAGATTGACCGCTTTTGCCGTTCCCGAACATTGAGCGTTGCTATAGGCTCTGAGCCCGTACCAGGCCTTGGCGTTGGCGACGACATCTCCTGGGCCTTCGCAGCCGCCATGACCTACTGCGCCCCCTTCGAAAACGCCCGATCCGAGGACGGGTTCGGATTGCGCCATCGCCGGCGTGGAAAGGCCGACGAGAGCCAGGAATGCTAAGGCGAGGCATTTCACGGGGCGTTGAATCCCTGGGCATAGCAGTAGAACGTAGTCACGCTGCCTGACGAGGCGCAGGTGACGGCGTGGTTCAGCGCCCATTGGAACGGCTTGGCGAAGGTTACGTTGTTGCCGCCGCCGCCGCCGTTGTTCGGGACGACATAGGTCAGGGTCAGGGTTCCGTCGGTGACTGCTGCGGTGATTGCGGCTGTGCCAGCGTCTGTTCGCCCAATCTGGATGCCGGTCATATATTCGTGCTGGGCGCCGTCGCCGCTGGCTGAGAGGACGGTGATGGCGCTGGTGTCGGTCTTCCCGGTGGGCGCCAGCGATGCGCTATTGGCGCCTGGGCCGACCAGGTTGGTCACATAGGCGTTGACGCTTGGGACGTTGACTGCGCCGGGCGAGGTTCCGTAGGTGGTGATCGCGCCGAGGGCGGTGCTGGCGACCTGGGTCAGGTTGAAAGCTGGGGTGTTGGTGATGAAGGCGTTGACGCCCGGGACGAGGACTGCGCCGGGGCTGGTGCCGTAGTTCGACATGGCGCCGAGGACGCCGCCGCCCCAACTGACGATCGAGCTGTTGGCCGTGATCGATCCGGTGATAACGGCGCTGGTGCAAAGGGTGTAGTTGGTATCGACGGTCAGCCATGCGCTGGAGGCGAGCGACAATGGGCTGGTGGCGAGGGCGGGCCAGGGGGATGGGGTCCCGCAAGTTGCGACCACTCTGACCCCGGACATTTGGGCATGGGCGGGGAAGGCCGCCAGCAGGAGGAGCGCTAAAGCGGCAAGCAGCCTTCTCATTCTATCCTACCTCGGCAGGGCGGAGACGTATTTCCGACCGTCTGAGGTATAGGCGAAATTGGGCCGCTCGTCTAGGTTGCCGGGAGTTCCGATCCGCAACCATGAGGCGAACGATTCCAGCGGCTCGATCAGGACGGCGTAGGCGTTATCTGATGGCTGGACTCGATCTGGCTCGCGATTGAATCCCCCGGCAAACGCCCGGACAGTCCACGAAGCATCGGGATGAACGCCGATAGCTGTTCTTCCGTGAGCGCTTCTCCGCATAAGACTGCGGATTTCCTCTCTTCCAATATCGACTGCGCCGCCTCTAGCAAGCGCAAGTCCCAGTTTTTTGGCTCCTGCCTTGAGTCCGTAGAGAGAAAATTCATCAAAGTGTTTTTGTGATGCGAGGAATCGAACATTGGTCAGATCCTTTCCGATTTTGGTTCCGGCGGATCCGAGGATATCTGCAAGGACCGTCCCAGGGTCTCCGTCCATGATGGCGTCCCAGAGTACAACCATTCGGCCGGCCTGCATTTGAACAAGTACGGCTGTAGTGATCTGGTTGTTTGAATTGAGAAGAATCCATGATGTTTGTTTCGGTTTGAGTCTTGCGTCCTCATCGATCATCTCCTCTCGGAAGTTGTCGTAGATCGGCTGTCCCATTTTCATTCTCAGCATGTAGGCAAGTGCATTGGGGGCATCGATGTGTCCAGTTGGAAATCCGAGAAGTTGTTTCCGCAGTTCGGGCATTTCATTTGCAAAGATAACTTCCCTAGCTGAGAAATAAGGTTGGAGTCCTCGGATGAAATCCAGCTTACCTTTGGGTGCTTGCAACGCCCGCAGCGGAACCAATACGCCACTTTGGGCCTGCCTGGTCCTGATCGGTTGCTGGAGCCATTCATTGAGTCCCGTCTCCTCAACCCCAATGCAGATCGGGGAATAGATATCATTCACCTTGAAGATATCATCCACGATCTCGTCCGGCATCCATTTTTTGGCTTCCGCCTCCCACACCACCAATTTGCTTCCGACCCATGACGCGACCACTTTTCCCGTGGTGGCGGTCCAAGAGGTCTTCGCAGTGGTCCTGGCGGGGTCGTACACCGCGTACACCGGGTGCCAGGACCTCACCCTGGGTTCGATGACGAACATGCCCTCGGTGAACGTCTGTGAGGCCGGATCGACGGCCTGGCAGAGGAACTCCTGTACAAAGTCCTCTTCCTGGCCGATTTCCTTGTAGGACTCCCACTGCCTCATCACGTCGTCTACGGGGAATCGATCCGGCCACGAGCTATGCCACTCGCCACTTCTGCCCTTATAGAGGACGGGGTAGACCCTGGTAGTCCAAGACTGGTCAGCGCGCGACAGAGTCGGCGCAAGAGCATCCGGATGGATTGGCGTCGCCGCCATGCGCATTCTACCTCCGGGGGCCATCGCCGGTATGACCGTCCCGGTGAGCCAGCTCCGAGTTTTCTTCCGTGCTTCCGGTGTCGCAACACTTCCGCTCTCCTTGTCCTCGATGTCATCCAGCAGGATCAGGTCCGGCCGGTGATCCAGATGTTTCACCCCTCTAAGGCTCTGCCCTCGTCCCGCGGCCTGCATGTACACGCCCGTAGACGTGATCGCCCTGGTGTCGGTCCACACGGACCCCGGCTCGCATTCGAACAGCGCCTGGAAGTGCTCGTCGTATTCGATGATGTGCTTGATCGCCGCCAATCTCTCCGCGGCCCGGGTCTCGCTCTCCCCCAATATCAACAGGTTCTTGACCTTCTGCCACCCGACCTCCAGCGCCGCCCCCTCCTCGAACTTCGTGGACTTCCCACTCCCCCGGAACACCAGCCACAACACATTGGGAATCTGGCTATGAAAATCGGTCTCCATTCTCCTATGGAACGGCGCATCCTTGTTCTTATGTCGAGCGTTGAAGAACACCGCATGGGCGAGGACCGGGTTCGTCCCCAGTTCCCCGATCAGACGTTCGCGGTCATCCATTCCCACTCCCTTGCTTAGGCCCTGAGAGGCCCTCGATCCGTATGGACTGAACCAGCGAGCGTTCATCAGCGAGCGCTTGCAGCCGCTTAAGCTCCGCCACAAGCTCGGCGTTCTGGGCGCGCTTCTCCTCAAAAGCATCAAGCAGCCTGATGACGTGTTCCGGCGACATCCACGTGTAGCCATCCTTCTTGCTTTGCTCGATGGCGGAAGCGCGTAGCTGGACGAGGTAATAGATATCTGGCTCGCTCATTCCCCGCCTCCTTGCGTATGCTCTGCGGCGGCGAGAGCGGCGCGGACTCGGCGAGCCTCGGCCTCCAAGTCGCTCGCGCATTCCTCCAGCGCCTCCCCCCGCTCCCGCCAGGAGGCGATGAGCCGGCGCAATTCTCGCCCGTGCAGATTGCCGCATTGGTCGGCTTTCGCCACGATCTCCTCAACAGTCGGCTCGGTCATTTTCAACTCCCTTGCTTGGGACCATGCGGCGGCGAGGGCGGCGTCGATAACGCGGTAGGCCTCTGCAATCCACGGCAGGGGGTCAGAACTGCTCCCGTGGTCCGCTCGATACTGCGCTTGCGTCTTGATGAGGGAGGCCACCTTCTTCATCGCCATCACAATATCGTCGTTCTGGGCTTCCAGCCTTTCGATGACGATCCCTCTTCGATCCATTTCGGCGGCTGTTTCCGCGTGCGTCGCCGGTCTATTGCTGTGTACGACGCTCATTTCCCGCCCTCTTGCTTATGCCCTGCGGCGGCGAGGGCGGCTAGGGCGCGTCTTGACGCTTCTCCGCCCGCGTTCATACCAATGTCATCCAGCGCCGCCACAAGCTCGGCGTTCTGGGCGCGGAGGGCGGAGATTACTTCAGTATCCGTAATAGCGCCTAACTTTGCCTGCTCACGCCAAGGGGAGGCGGCGTTTTGCGCGCTTTGCTCGCCCATCCCAAGGGCCTCGCGAAGCACAGAAGCACACTGGTGACTAGGCCCATTCCACAGAGCGCGGCCCTTCTCCAAATGCCGCAACGCCGTCGCCATCTTCTCCTCCAGTTCAGCCTTGCTATACCCCGCCATCACCCTTCCTCCTCGCCCGCCACTTCCTCATGTACGTCTTCATATATTCCCGGTGGTAAACGTTCCGGTCGAACTTCCCAGGCCGGTCCGACGGCTCTGTCGCACCGATCGCAATGGGCCGTGAGGGTGGGGAGGAGGTCATGGGGGTAGACAAAGACGCGGGTGGGCAGATTATGCCCGCACCAGGGGCAGCCGAACCCAAACCGGACGACTCTTCTCGCTCCGCCCATACGTGATCCTCCGCACCCCAATGACGAGCCTGACACACCTTGCAGTAGGGAGCCGGTATTGCCATGTGTTAGACCTAATGCGTTAGGCTTAACGTGTCAACCAAAATCGCTAACCCCTTGCGGTTTGGAGGGGAGACGGTTTAAAAAATCTCGGGGGGTCCTCCCCAGGGCCGTACCCCGAGTTAGGGTCCTGGGCGAGGATTGGTCCTCCCTCACATCGAGGTCCTAAGCCATTGATGTTGCTGGTGATGAGTTGCGGGTGGTCAGTGCTTGTCCACGCTCTTGTCCACGATCGCTTGGCAGACTGGCCCAATGTCGCGTAGATAAGGGCCGAGGACTGTCCTAATGAATGAAAGCCGGCCTATCTCTCAGGAATATCAGGCATTGACGAGTTGGGGCATGGTTGGGCGTCTAGGGGCGGATGACTTGGTTGTGTGGAGGAGGGTTGAGGGATTGGGGCAGGGTGAGGCGGGGAGATGGCTTGGGTGGTGTCAGGCTACGGTATCTCGGGTAGAGCGGGAGTGTTGGCGGCCTTTGGGGCTTCATGAGCGGCTGTTGTGGGGGATGGCGAGGTACTATGGGATTGTGGGGATGGATGAAGGGCCTCCGAAACAGGAAGGGCCGAAGCGACGGCGTCCTAGGCGAAAGACTGTGAATCCAGTGGACGAGCACTATAAGAGATTAGTGCAGGAAAGTCAAGCGGTTACGGGCAAGAAGCCCTAATCATTGTAACAATTCGTGAACGATCGCCGTGTCACTATTTGTTGACATGGGCGTTGGAATGTGCGAAAACGAATACAGGTAAGGGAGATCGGCCCTACCGAAACAGAGGCAAATGGCCATGACGAATGCTCCCAAATCAAAGCGCGGCGCAGATCGCCAATATGCAGCTATCTACCGTCGCTTGCGGCAGGAGAGCGGATATCAGCCTTTCGGTTTTGACTGGGTTACGCTGCGCCTGACTAGGCCGGACGAATATGCCCAACTGAAGGCATTGCGCGCCATGTACGAGACCCTGCCCTACTGACCCCAGCTCATGCCCGTCTAAGGCGGCGGGCATCGGCGGCGGCCAATGGGGCGGCTGATAGCTTGGCATAGGGCCGAGCTTCGAAACTGGCAGGAGGCCGGTTATGGCAAAGGGACAATTCTCTCAATTTTTCTCGTTGGATAGCGCTAAGGCGATCAAAGCGCGGGAATATGGGTACATGAACGCGATCAATTACATGGCCCCGGCTAATACCGCCGGCGTAGGCAACCTATGTCCTCACGCGTCACCTGGCTGCCTGGCGCTATGCCTTGGCTGGTACTCAGGCCAGGCCGCCATGCTCAGCAATGCCGAGCTCGAAACAGGCATCAACGCGGTCCGCGCCTCACGGCAACGCAAGGCGCGGCTGTTCATGGCCGATAGGCCGGCGTTCATGCGGGATATGGTCCGCGGCATAGATGCGGCTCAGAGGCGCGCGACTCGCCTTGGCCTCAAGCTTTGCGTTCGCTTGAACGGCGCAACGGATATCGCGTGGGAAGGTATGCGTATTCCGATCAAAGGGGCCGAGCACATTATGGGCGCGACCATGCCGAATGTGTTTGCCGCCTATCCAAACATCCAGTTCGTTGACTATACCAAGAGCGTCAAGCGCGCCTTGCGCCACGCTCGGGGAGAAATGCCCAAAAACTACCATCTGACATTCTCACGGTCGGAAACAAACGAGGCGGATTGCGTTCGCGTTCTTGAGGCTGGCGGCAATGTGGCCGTGGTGTTCGATGGCGAAAAGCCAAAGACCTACCTTGGCCATGTTGTGATTGACGGCGACAAGCACGACTTGCGGTTTTTGGACAATCGCGGCGCTTGCGTGGTCGGCCTATCGCCCAAAGGTTCAAAGGCCAAGCACGACCGGTCCGGGTTTGTAGTGAGGGATGCGGCGTAATCGCCCATAGCGGGCCGCTGAGTGGCTTTGGAGGATTTTCTGGTGTCCATGACCGACAAAGCCTTCAAGGCCGCTGGAGAGGCCTTATGGGGCGACAGATGGATTGCCCCTATGGCCAGGGCGCTGCGTTGCTCCACGCGGAGCGTGCGGCGCTGGTCGGCGGGCTCGTGGCCGGTGCCTATGGGCGTCGAGCATGATGTGGAGCTGATGGTGGCGGCTAGGCGGGCGAAGCTATCCACCATGATCAGGGACGAATACGGGTTTCCTGTCGGATCGCCGGATAGCCCTAGATCGCAAAAAGTCCCCATAAAGCCTCCCCGGTGGATGATTGACGAGGAAAGAGCCAAGCTGGAAAGGGAACGGCGATGACCCAAACCATCCTGAAAACATGCGCCTTGCTGCTAATCCTCGGCTATGGCGTCTACATGGTCATCCATTAAGAGTGCGGAAAATTATTTAGCCATCCGATGATGGCGCTGGCGTCGGCGGAACTCAGCGGCCAAGGGCCGAGCGTCTGAGCCCCGACGCCAAACCATAAGCCTCCCGTCCTAATCGTCGCATCCATCCCATCGCCCAGGTCCAGTTCGATTGTCTCATGCTGGAAGCCTGGAAGGTGCAGGGCGCCGTTCAGCACGCCATTGACGACCGTCGCATCCGAAATGTCATAGCTGGCGTTGGTCACGGCGCCGGTAGCCTTGTCGGTTTTCCGCTCGGCGATGGTGGCGGTCTGTGGTCCGGTGGCTTCCGCCGTGAGCACATAGGACGCATCGGCGTCATGCGTGCTGATACTGACGATCCTTGCCATGTGTCAGATCCTACTGAAAGTGAACCGTGACGCCATGCACCACGACTGGCGGATGGACCGGCGCCCCAAACAGCGGATTGACTGCGGTGGTCATCGGCTGAGCATTCACGGCGCGGCAGATCGCGGTGATGATGGTTGCGGCCTGCGCCCCGTAGATCGGAACGAGGAGGGCAACGTCAGCGGCCACGGGGCTGACTTGGCAGGCTTGCTGCGCGCCGGCGATGACCGCGTTGATGACGCTCGACACAGAGGGAGCTGGAGTGGTTCCAGGCGCATTGGCGCATCCGGCGAGGCCAGCGGCGAGCACAATCGGAATCATCATCCTCATTATGGCCTCCAATTCAGGGCTATCCATACGCCGGCAGCGATTACGGAAACCATAATTCCGGTGACAAGGCCGACTGAAAAGCCCTCTATCACATCGGGGCTCCTTCATGCGTGATCTCGCCAGACTTGACCGTGGCCAGCATCTTGAGCAGAACCGCGGGCACCCGCATCGGGAAGCAAGCCTGTTCCCCGTCGAGGAAAAACACGATTGCGCCCTCGTAGGCCGGGACGGTGACGAGCACCGCATGGTCTCCGAATGGCAATCCCGCCGGGGTCTGCGGGTTCATGGCGTAGATTCCGCGAAGGAATTGCCACTCGTTGGGAGTAATTGAAGCCTCCACGCCGGAGGCGTCATGCTCGAACTTCAGCATGTCCGCGATCGGCCGGCATTGCTGCGCTGCAACAGGATATGTGCAGAGCAGCGAAATGATCAGGGCGCTATGGAAGAGATGGGTCATAGCCGTCGCGCCCACCAGTCGGCGTCATGGGCGGGCGGAAACACGGTTTTCTTTTTTGCCTTCTCGAGGATCAGGCTCAGCTCGTATTTCAGCGCGGCGAGTTCGATCTCGCGCACTTCGATGTTGTCGACGGGGATCGTCATCCCGAACGGAATCTCAGTTGAGGCCGCACGCATTGGTGTTCTGTAGGCATGAGACAACGGCGCAGCTCGTCACGGCCATCGCAACGCAAATCATGAAGGCGATGAAGGCCGCCGCCTGAAGACCTGTGTAGATTGCCTCGCTCATGGCGAGAAGACCGGCAAGCATGGCGTGCCGATACAGTGCGCGCAGCCTGATAGGGCCGCGGCGACGATCGCAATGAGGGCGAAGGGGTAGATCGCAGCCGCGAGGAGGAGGGCGAGGCGAATCATGTTCATTTCAGCGGCTTATCGACAGTCGGAACCCCTGAAGCTATAGCCTGTAGGGTAGAAACGACCGAGACGCCGTTGTCGGCGGAGTTGACGGAATGGATCATCGCGGATCGGGTATGGGAAACCCAGGACCATATGGCGGTGATGAGAATTGCGATTCCGCCGGCGAGGGTAGTGGCGGTTCCGGCGTCGATCCATCCCCTGGCGACTGCATAGCCGCCCGCGGCGGCGAGGATCGTCCTGAGCGCTCCGGTTAACTGGTCGCCGGTCGGGGTCATACCCCTGCTCTATCCGTAATTGTGGCCCTTTGAAAGGCTACCGGGGAAGTTATGCCCCGGTAAGTCAAGGAGACACCATAAGGACCAACCCCCTTTCAGGGGCCGGGCCTTATATCCGAACCGCCGTTCCGGGTGAGCTTTGGTCGGCGGCCAGGATTCCGTGAAAGACGCCTCCGGCGGGGTCAGGGCGTCGGCGCCGGCACGTTGGCCGTGAGCGCCGTGTTGAGCTTGGCCTGGTCCGCAGTGGCCTGGGCGAAGATCGCATCGACCTTGGCCTGGTCAGCGGCGGAAAGGCCAGCGGAGGCGATCTGGTCCCGGAGGCCCTGGATCAGGACCACAACCGAGTCGATCGTGGTGTCTTCGGCGGTTACGAGGGCGAGGGTGTCAGCTAGGGTGGCCATCATTTTCTCCTGGTTCGCCAGGATCTTATCCTGGTTTTTGAGCACCATCCCGAGCAATTGGGCGAGATAGTGGGTGGATATGTCCGGGGGCCTGGGAGGGGGATCCCAGGGCCAAGAGGGCTTTCGCATGAGACCACCCCTAGCACATTTTTGTGACGGTTACGAATGGGCCGTTTCTTATCGACACTTGGAAATTCCCCAGACCATCAGGATCAATAAGACACCGAACACTCCCGCCGTCTCCAGAAGGTCGTAAAGAGCGGGGAGGCTGTTGACGCTGTGCTCAACCATTGCGTCACCACGTCAAAAGCATTGGGTCAGGATTGATAATAGAGACCTTTTTGGCATAGCTCTGGGCCTCGGCCGCATCGTTCTGATTCCTACCCTCCCGACGCGCCGCAAACGACCACGCCATGCTGTCGGCGGAAAACAGACACTTCCGAACAAGCCAGGAGTTTAGCGCTGTCAGCTTGACGCCAAAGCCGTGCAGACGTAGGTCAGGACGTTCGCGCTTGATGGCGCGCAGGACATTCTCGATTGCGACTGGCGAGCTGTTGCGCTTGCAAATGGAGCCGACCCCGACCCACATGCGGGGCGTCAACCGATCGCCATACGCGCGCAGATGAGCAACATAATCGGCAGGGTCGTACCCCTGCAAGACCGGCATAATCCTGACGCCGGCGGTGTCGCATCGAAGCAGGTCGTCGTATCTTTCGATCGTCAGCCGCTGATGGTCCTTGATGGTCAGTCCCGTCTTGGCGAGCATGAAGGGTTCGCACATGTAGTCCTGCGACACGGCGGCGAGCAGAGTCCCACAGCCGGCGAAACGGCGGATCAGGGAGGCGTAGGCCTCGACCGGTTCCGGGTATCCGCCGTGGCGTTGAATGGTTGAGAATGCGCCAGAGTCCATGACCCATCGGTTAGCCGGAAACCAGGATCTGCGGTTTGCAAGGGCGTGGGCGCTGACGAAGGCTCCCCTGACCTTCCCGGCATCGGACGGATGATGCATTCCGGTCAGGAACATCATGGGCTGGTGAAGCTGTTTACGGTCAGGACCGCCGATCCTGAAGTCAGATAGAGGCCATGTCCGGCCGAGTCCCCGCCGCCGAGGACGAAGCCGACTGCGCCGAGGTTGGCGAGCACGTCGTTGAATTGCGCCTGCGTTCCGGGTGACGATCCGGCCACCGCGGCCCAATTCGAGAAGCTGAGTGGGACGGTGACACGCTGATGTCCAAGCGAGATAGGGATTCGCGTGTTGCTGTCCCAACGCCATAGGCCGTTGCTGAGGGTCTGGTCGTTCGCATGCTCGATCATCAGCGTGAGTTGGGGTGGAGCCCCGGCGGTGTTGCCGGCGGCGGTCGTGTAGCCGAACACCGGGTTGTTCCCCGAGACCGTGTAGTCGAGCGTGATCGATCCGTTGAGCGGCATCGGGCCGCGGGTGACGTAATCCACATGGCGGCAGGCCGAGACGTTGAAGCTGGGGTCCTGGGGATTGTTCCCGGCTCTAGGAGCAGGGCAACTGCCTCCGATCGGAAGAGTGACGACCCCGGCTCCCGTCACCGAGCCGCCGGTGCAATAGCGGCACTGCCAGCCTGACGAGACAGGCATGGGGAACGGAGTCGGGAACGGGGCAGGGGTGTCGTTTCCCCCGGAGCCGCAGGCCGACAGAAGAGAAGCCATCGCAACTACGGAAAGACACCGCGCCGCTGCCGTCATGGAACGACGCTAGCACGATTTTGTGACGGTGGCGATTGGAGCCTGTTTCTACTGTGACTGAAAACCCCCGCACACATGGCGCAAGTTGGTAGGCCGTCATTGTGATCTTGAACTGCAAACTTCCGGGTAGCCTTCATTCCCCCAGTGGACCACATTCGACATACCGTGTCCGTTCCGGTCCATAGATGCACGCAACGCCGTCTGCCTTTGTTTTTTTTGAGGAGAAAAGGTCCCTTCCATTCGGTCATGTTGCCTCCGGATGCACTAAACTATCTATCTTCCTATCCAGATGAACCAGAGAGAGGCCCGAGCGAGGCCCGGACATGCTCCCCTTACCCCTCACAGACAAAGTCCATGAACAGGGTGGGGAACATGTCAGGCAAAAGCAATGAACCGTCGGTCGGCCGTCGCTTAAACCCGGCTGCCCTCGCGGATACAGCGTCTCACAACAAATCAACCCGCGTGCCGAGACTCGAACATGCTCCACGCGCCAACGGCGGGAATGCCAGCCGGATACGGCCATTATGTTGGCTTCCGGATCGAATGTCGCTGCGGGGGGTTGAAACCTAATGCGCCGGGTGGTATTTTAGTGGCGCGGTCGGTGTCGAACTTTGCAAGGGAACATCGATCTGGGCGGGGTCCTTACGGAGAGGGCCTCGCCCAATCTTTTTCTCCCCAAAATTCGCCAAAGTCAAATTGAACTCGCAAGACCGCGGAAAAGCACGTTAATCCGCTCCTGCATCAAGGGATCAGTGCGGTTTCTCAGCCGCTCCATCTCCTCTTTCGCTCGCCTGGCCTTGTACCTGGCGGCCATAATGATCTCAGCCTCGGTCAGTTTTATCGAGGCGACGCACACCTGGATCTCCTGCTCGGAGAGAACATCGCCCGCCAACTCACGCACGCGATCCTCGGTAAGGCGTTCTTGCCGTTGGGTTTCCTTGGCTTTCATATCTGCCCTCCATGATTTTGGTGAAAGACGACGATCTTATGCAGAAGTCGAGGTCGCAACGGAAGCCATTGGCCTCGCCACGGAGAAAGGGGGAACCCTTAACGTGATTGAACAGAACCACGAAACCTGCGGAAGGGTCAGGGAAATCATAGGTTTCCGTGAGATCCTTCGCGCGGGCCATTATCGCCGCTTGGCGGGGGACGGTGATGTCCTTGACCTGGGGGAGACGGTAGTAGGCCGCGGTATCGTTCCACTGCGCCACCACTGATTGGATGAAATCGACCTGCGTTGTATCTCTGTGGGCGTCACGTTTTCGTAACGCGTTACGCTCTGTTACGCTTTCGTTACGCTTTCTCTCCCGGTATCGGGCCTGACGCTTGGCCCCCACCGACCGTAGGTCAAGTGCTTCCGTGACCGCAATGATCTGCTCCGCTGAACAGCCAACAGCGCGCATCGCTACGATCACGTCGGCCAAGGTCATGGGCGTAGCTGATCCGTGAGCATCATGACCGATGCTTCGAGCGCCTCGTCGCTTTTCATCTGGCGCTTGATGTGATCCACGGCGTGCATGATTGTCGAATGGTCGCGCCGAAACAATCGGCCAAGCTCACACAGAGAGCGGTAGGTTAACACCTTGCACAGATAAATTGCCAGATGCCGCGGCAGCACCATGTCGGACGACCGGCGGTGGGATAGCATGTCAAGCCGCCCGATCCCGAAATGGCGGCACACCATCGTCTGTATGACCTCGACCCGCGGCGGAATGGGGAACAGGACAGCCAGAGGAGGAGGGGCGGTCCAAGGCGGTAGAGCAGAGCCTAGAACCCCCATGACCGGGGCAGGAGGAGGTTCTGGAGGTGGAGGCGGAATCAGCCGGATTGCGTCTTGCCGCGCCGACTCGGCGGCTACCGCATAACGCGCCTGGCGCGCTTTCCAGGCCGACTGCATCTCTTCGAGGGTTGTAGGTTCGTTCCCGTACCGAACAAGGGCTTGAAATGGTTGTGGCCTTTTGTTATTTTCGTGGTCGGTCATCGGCTTTGGTCGGTTCGATGGCTTTGCGGCGGGAGGGCAGCAACCTCGCCGTCGCGTCCCGATCCTAGTCCTGTCAGGCTAGGGGGTCAATCGCCGCCGCCGGGATGCGTCCCCTCTCGGCGGCGGTTTTGTTTCTGTAAGGACCAGAATCATCCTCGCCATTGCGGCCGCCGCATCTGCGGGCATGTCGATCGACCGGTCCCCTTCGGATATTCGCACCGTGTTTGGGTTTGGGGTTGAAACCACCACGTTCATTTGCCGCCTCGTTTATGTCTAGCCCAGCGCTCATAGGCGCCGATCCCATACCAAGCGACGACAAGCACAAAGATCAGCAGCGCGGTCCAGGCCATCTCCGTCGATGGCGGCTGAACGATGTGCACGTGCATTATGACCACAAGCCTTTTTTCCCGACTTTGGTCCATTCGTCAGGGCTATATCGGGGTAGCTTGGTGCGCTCCATGAACATCTTCTCACGGGCGCTCTGCAAGAGTTCCATGACAGGATCGTCGTCGGACAACAGGTCCATCAGATTGCCGAGCGTGTACCAGCAAAACCGGAGGATGAGGTCGCGCCGCATCACGCTTGCGTCATCCATCAACGCCTCCTGACGACCGCGATCTCCGCATGCTTGGGGCAATAGGGCGGCTCGACATAGGGATCTCTGGGTTCCGAACAGAAATGGAAATCCTCGCTCGCAGGGTCGCCGAAAGGCCATTCGCAATGATAGGGCATGACCGCCATGATCGCCGGACCAGCTCCCATGCGGCCCTGCAACGGAGGGACCCGTGGTTTGGCGGGAGGCCCCCGGAGGGGGGATTGGTTCTTTTTTGGAGCGGCCCTGGAGCCCCAAAAGGGCAATCGGGCGAGGGGAATGCCCTCGCGGCTCATCTTGCCTATCACAGCGCCCCTGGTGAGCCCGAGGGCGGTAGCAATCTGACCCGATGTCTTGCCGGCGGCGGCTAGATTCCGTAGTTGGCGGATCAGCTCCTCGGTCCAGGTCACGCCACCGCCTCCCGAGTCTCGACGCCAAGCCGGATCAGTTCCCGCCGGGCGTCATCGATGCTGCACACCACCGCATGCTGGTGGCCGAGAAGGACGAGACGATCGCGAAAGGCTTGCTGATCCGCAGAAAGCCGGCCACGGTCGGTCTTGGTCTCCCAGAACGCCGTCCGACCCCGCGGCAGCACGAGGACCAAGTCATAGACCCCGGCGAGGACGCCGGTCCATTTGAGCCGAGCGGCTTCCGCTTTGGTGCGGAGGCCCCCATTGGGCACCGCGAAGATGATGACTTGCGGGCAAGTCCAGCGGACATAGGCCACGATCGCCGCTTGGCGCTTAGCCTCGGCGTTGCGGTCAGGAATCATCACCGAATAACCTGTCAAGAAGGGGCATGATTCCGTACATGATAATGGTGGCGCAGAGGGCCGAAGCGGGAATGGAGACGGCCATCGCCAATAGCGTGGCGGCGTTCATCGCTCGAACAGCTTGCACCAGCCGCCCGGGGCGATCGATCCCTCGACCAAGGTGCATCCGGACGGTTTGAGGAAGTAACGGCAGCCGTCGCAGCGCTCGCGTAAGTGCCTGCTTTCCTCCGACAGCATGCGCATGCTGGCGCTGGACGTGTAGTTGACCTCGGCCTTGGTCTTCTTGCGGTTCGCCATGCTGAAATCCTCGATCGTGCTGACCTTGCCGTTGGTGGCGCGAGAAATTGCCTGCATGGTCGGGAGCCGGGGCTGATGCGTCCCGCGCAGGATCTTGTACACGGTGGAATAGGGCAACCCGGCGGCGATCGCCAAGACGTTGGCGTTGAGGCCGTGCTCCTCAAGGTAGTCGTCAATCCTCATGGTCGTATACGAACATTATTTTCGCCATATGTCAATTGGCTCTTGACATTGGATTGTCGTTTACGCATGTTGGCGGGGACTGAAGGAGGATGGCAAATGAGCAGCTATGATTCCTGGCGTACCCGCAGCGACCGCGACGAAGATGAACGCTTTGGCCGGACGCCTGAACCGGAACCGGAGGAGGAAGAACCCGAGTGGGAGTTCTACACCGGCCCGTTCGCCCAGCTTGGCTCAGCGATCGCCACGACCGCCTATTTCAATGAGACCTTCGCAGGCTCCTACTGGAAATTCGGGGTCTTCCCAGACCCGGACACCACAACCAAGTGGATCATCAAGAGGACATGGCGATGACCGATTCAGCGGCCGCTTCGATACAATACCACCAACAACATCTTATCGACGAACATAAACAGGACTACGGCAAGTTCGGCAGGATCGCCGAGGCTCTGGCACGGGCGCAGGGCGAGATCCGCAATCCCGCCAGGAACGCCGAGAACCCCCACTTCAAGAGCAAGTACGCCAACCTCGCGGACGGGATCATAGCCATCCGCGAGGCCCTGTCCAAGCACGGGATCGCCTATGTCCAGACCACCCGCGTCGACGGCGGGGTCCTGTACCTCACCACCGCCCTCATCCACGCCGTCTCGGGCGATAGCATCGAGAGCGAATGGCCGGTCGGGGCTTTCGAGAAGCTCACCCCCCAGCAGATGGGGTCCGCCCTGACCTACGCCCGCCGCTACAGCCTGTTCGGCATGGTCGGGATCTCTGGCGCCGACGACGACGACGACGGCAACGCAGCATCGGAGAAGCGCGGCGGCAATGGCTCGATGTCGGCAGACCGATACCGGCAGGACTGGGAGGTTTTTGTCACCAACTCTTCCGATCCCGCCGCGATCCGGGGGCGCTGGAGCCAAGAGGCCACGATGCGCCGCGACCTGTTCACCGCCGAGCAAACCAAGGCGCTGCTTGGATTGGTCACCGAGCGGCTGAAGACCCTTGAAGGGAAACCGCAATGACCTTCCCCCCTTGGGAGCATTGCAAACTGGAACGGACACTTACGATGGCACAGATTGTTCAGCAAACCGCGATGCAAGTTCCTCGGGAAACTCCGAACGAACTTGAGCAGATCCAAACCAAGGGTTGGAAAATTCCTCCCGCCCCCCAGGACACCGAGCAATGGCGGCTGGACCGCTGCGGCAGCGTCGGGGCCTCCGAGATCGCCGACGCCACCCGCAGGCTCAAGAACGGCTCTCCAGCCGCCACGAGGGCCTCCCTGATGGCCAGGAAGGTGGCCGAGCGGCTCACGGGAAGGCCGGTCAGGACATTCCAGTCCCAGGCCATGCTGGAGGGCCTACAGAAGGAGCCGATGGCGCGGGCGGCCTATGAGCTGAAGTATGGGGTTGCGGTCACAGAGACCGGCATCGTCAAGCATCCAAGCATCCAATGGACCCACGCCTCCCCGGACGGGTTCGTAGGCGATGACTGCGTGCTCGAAATCAAATGCCCGGAACATGCCGCGCATCTCGACACGCTCCTGAAGTGCAGCATAGATCCTGACTATTACATACAAATCCAGTGGCAGATGGAATGTGCGGAACGGCGCTGGGCGCACTTCGTCAGCTACCACCCAGATTTCCCTCCCTCGATGCAGATGTATGTCCAGAAGATCACTTGGGACCAAGGCCTCGCCCAAGAGTTGAGGATAGGGGTCATAACCTTCCTCGAAGAGATTGAGATCAAACTGAAAGATTTGCGCCAGCAGTATGGAGAGACGCCGTGATCCGGTTCTCTATCCCTGCCCTGGCCCTCGGCGCCGCGCTGTTCTCGATCCAGCCGGCCGACGCCTGCCATCGGTATCACACCTGGAGGTACCCGTGGCCCCAGCGGTGCGGAGTTGCGGCCCCCGCCCCCGTCCAGGCCCCGCAGGATCGATCCTACTACGTCGAGATCGTCACCCAGCCGAAGGCCGAGGCCCCCACCCATCCGGAGCCGCGGGAAGCGCCGCTGGAAACCGATCTGCGCACCCCAGACCAGATCAAGGACTTCGATGAGCACTACATCGAACTCGATAAGCACAAGGGCGAACTGAACTTCATGCTCGACGTGCTCCACCGCAACGAAAAGCAATGAGCCGCGCCGTCCTCATCCTCGGCCCCTCCACCCGCGCCCGCGCGGCCGACTGGCTTGGGCGAATGAAAGACGGCACCAGGGTCGAGTTCAAGGCCCCGCGGCGGACGCTGGAGCAGAACGCCAAAATGTGGGCGCTCCTGACCGATGTCTCCCGTCAGGTCGAGCATTGCGGCCGGAAGTACGACGCGGATGCATGGAAGTCGCTGTTCCTCCATGCTATGGGCCGGGAGATCCAGTTCCTTCCCGCCCTCGACGGCAAGACCTTCCTGCCGATCGGGCTGTCGTCCTCCGACCTTAGCAAGGCGGAAATGAGCGAACTGATCGAGTTCATCCTGGCATGGGGCGCGGAACACGACGTATCCTTCTCGGAGGCAGCATGACCGACGACATGAAAACCAAAACCCTGGACGAGCTGCATCAGATCGTCGCAGAGGGAGAGGCCAAAAAAGAGGAACTGGAACGGCAGTTTCGGCTCGCCGTCGTCCAATCTCTGGCGCGAATCGAGGACCAGTTAGAGGCCATTCGCTACGGACCCAAACTCCCCACAGTGCCGCAGCCGAAATTGGAGCCGTGGTGATGAAACGCGAGCGCAGAGAGTGGCTGGAAGACGCCGAGGCGTACTCGCATAGCTATACCGCGTCATGCACGCCAGCGACGACCAAGCCTGTCATCCGCAAAAAGGGCAAGAACTGGGAGGTCTTCTGGTGGTTTCGGCGGGCAGGCGTCAGCCGGAAGCGTTATGTACAGAAAGTTAAGTCCTTTAAGACCGCATGCATGGTCGCCCGCAAGTGGTGGGGGGAGGACCGTTTAGCCTTGGAAGAGAACTTCGATAGGTACAGCAAATGAAACACGGTTTCTCAGCCAAGACCCAGGACGAGGCGTTGGCCCGCGCCCAGGGCCAGTGCGAGGAATGCGGCGGCCAACTGAAGCCCGGCCGGTTCGAGGTTCATCACGTCGTCCCACAATGGAAGGGCGGCGACGATACGCTGGCCAATGCCCGCGTCCTATGCGTCCGCTGCCATCTGGCGGCAAGCATGGACCACGACTTTGCCGGCATGAACGCTGCCGATCGCAAGGCCAAGCTAAAGGCCCGGTTGCCGGTTGCCAAGGGTGAGAGCGAGATCGCCAGGAGATTTAAAGATGCCCAGTAAGGAAGTCATGCACAAATACAAGACGGGCAAGCTTCACAGCGGGTCGAAGAAGGGTCCCCTGGTCAAGAACCGCAAGCAGGCGATCGCGATCATGCTGAGTGAGAAGAAGAAAGAGAAGGCGGGCAAGAAGCCATGACACCTTACACCCTGCGCGTCGGGTCCCGCTACGGAGCCGTATTTGACACCCAGGTCCCGGATGGGTTCAGTCTCGACTCCTTCGTCCAGGACGTGAGGTCCAAGGGATACTACTTCAACGGATCGGTCTACGTCCCGCATGACACAATCGCCTTCATCGCCCTAGTGCCGCCGGGGGTTGAAAGCCATCTACCAAACCAGGAGGCCTGGCCGCCGAGCCAGACGAGGCAATGACCAAGTGGACTCGCGTGCCTCTACCCCTCACCCCCCTGCATGAGGCATTACCACCTGTTCCATTAATCCGTCGAGTTCCAGACGCTTCTTCTGCTCCTCCATCCGTCTCAGAATCTCCGGCAACAGATCCGTCCCCTTCCGCTTCAGCCGCTGGTCGTCCACCTGAACCTGAGTGTGCAGCATGGTCTTCATCACTTCCTTTTTCAGCGTCCCGACTCTGACGATATCCTTGGCGTCGAGGCCGATCAGGGGAAGGTGGAGGAGCTGGTAGCCGACCTCCAGGCTCTTGTCGGTGCAGGCCTCTAGAGCTGCGCTGCGGTCGAAAACTCCATCCCCATCGCGAAGCCGTGCCTTTGCATCTTCGGAAGCTGCTTCGAGAGCCTGTCGCCAATGTCTGTCCGATACATCGGAGAGTTTGGCAACGTCAGCCGCTTCAGCCTCCGATACGCCGTCTGCTTCGCCTGATACACCGTCTCGCCGGCCGCGCTCATCACCAGAACGTAGTCGCCCGCCGTGGACGGCATCCGGGTTTTTACGATGCTCCCCTCCTTGTCCGCGGGGCACTCGCACAACATCACCTCGCAGAAATGCGTGTGTGACAATAGCGCGGTAGTCAGGCCATACACTGGGCACCCGCAGACCTCCTTGCGGGTCAGGTGGCTGTACGGGTAGTCCGGGATTGACAACACCACCCCGATTGCGATCAGGTCCTCCGTCACCGGCGGCGTCTGCCCTTGGGCGAGCTTTACGAGCCATTGGACCGGATCTCCTGGATGCAATTCCTGCTGGATGTTCCACGTCGGCCACCCCGGTCGCATGGTGAACTCCAGCGGCCAGGGATTGCCTTCGTCATCGATGATACAGTTGACATCGATGTAGCCGCAATAGCCGGCATCCTCCAGCGTCTCGGTCAGAGGCTCCAGAACCATCTTGGCGAGTCGGGAACGAGAAACGTAACGTAGGACGGTTCCTTGTTCTCCCGTGGCAACTCCCATGTCACCATCCATGAGTTTTTTGAACTCAAAATTCTCGCACCAGGCGGTAGCCCACCCAGAGGGACCGTACCATCCCCCCACCGCCATTTCGCAGCCGGGAATAAATTCCTGCAAGATAAAATCACGCTGCTGCCCTTTCTTCTTCCAGCGCTCCAGCATGTAGATCATGTCGGCCGGGGTGTTTGAGCAATAGGAGAGGGCCTTGTCCGCATCCCCGGACGGCTTACTGACCCAGCGCACCGGATTGGCCCTAACGAACGCGATCGCCTTGTCGTAGCTATTGAACTCCTGGCTGACCGGGACCTTGATCCCGTGCTTCTTCAGCACATCCATGCCGATGCTGCGGTCGAGTTCCCATTGCGCCATCTCGCGGGTTCCCCCGACGATATGGGCCTTGAGAAAGGGACGGTAGCTGTCGAACTTGGGCGCGTCATATTTGACGTTATCGGCGAGGAAGATCAGGTCCGCCCATTTTAGGAACGGCTCATAGTCCCGCACCACCTGAACCAAGCCGTCGCCGATCCACTTGCACTTCGGGCTGTCCTTGATGAAGTGGCGAACGTCGTGGCCATGCTGCTTGGCTCGAACCGCAAGATCCAAGGCGTTGCCGTTCGGATCGAGGATGAGGAGCTTCGTCACGAATACCGGCCTGATCCGGTCACCTGGGGCACGGAGTATCCGCCGCCGGCGAGCGAGGCAAGGCCCGCCAAGACGGTCGGAGATATGGTCTGGGTTGGGGCCGGAGCCGCCGTCATCCCCTGCATCGTCGGCGAAGCGTTGGCCGTCATCCCCCGCAACTGGGATTGCTGGGCGAGGGCCTGGTTGGCGAGGGTCTGGGCGTTCGCAACCTGACCAGCTAACCCCGTACTAGCCTGGGACAGGCTTGGGGCGGCGCCCGTGGTATTCCCGGATATTCCCGCCCCAGGACCGCCGGTCGGGCTCGCGCCTTGGGTAGGTCCTGGCGAGGCAGGTGAGCCGCCGAAGCCCCCTAAGCCGGGGCTTGCCCCGTAGAGGCTAGGGAACCCCATGGTTGAGCCGAACTGGGTGTTGGCGCCCATTGGGGCCATGCCGCCAAGGGTGTTGCCCATCAACAGCGCACGCAGTTGCGTCAGGATGTTCTGCTGCTGCTGGGTTGGCTGCGGC